TGCCTACTCCTTCACGTATTTCGCATATTCTTCAAGTGGCACACCTAATTTTTTAGCAATCGCTACTTGTGACGGTGTGAGTCTCACGGTCTTGCGTCCAGTACCTGAGGTTCTTGAGGCGGATGCAACGGTCTGGACGGGTTTGCTGCTCGCCTTTTCTTCCCCATTAAATTTATGAGGAAATTCCTTGCGAATGCGTTTGTCAATTTCCTCGTAGTATTCATCACTTGTAGGGTTGAATCCATCTTCCTCCACAAGCCGTTTGTGAATACCGAATGAGGCGTATGTCATCGCTTCGTCTTTGCCAAACCATTCGTTCTTTTCAGCCCATTGTTCGGCCTTCGGATCGGGTTTTGGCGTCGGTGCTTTACTTTGTACAGGCTGCTCACCTATTTGTCCAGCGTTTTTTAATGATTCTTCATATTTTTTTCGCTGATCTTCAGTGGCCTTTATGCGCTCTTCTTCAATGGCCAGCCTCGCCAGCGACTGATTAGCGGCAACCTGGGCATCCACGTCCCCTTTCGCCACGGCGTCTTTAAGCTGAATTTTGGCTGATTCCAGTTGAGATTTTACGCGCCCCGTGAATTCATTGACATAGCCATCATCCAATTTATCAAATTTTGTTTGTAAAGTGTCCCTTTCGCCCTTGACTTGCTGGGCGTAATTGACAGCTTCTTTTTCTCGTCTTTCCGCTTCACGAATTTTATAGGTCAAACGGTCAATACGTTTCTTGACGCCTTCACTATATTCTTCGCGCTCGTCTTTTTCTTCTTTTTTAGTTTCTTCTTTTACTTCCGTTGTTTCTTCCTTGACGGTAACTTCCGGCGTATCTTTCTTTTTTTCCTTTTCTTTTAATTCAACATCCACGGAATCACCGGATACGTCCAGTTCCACCATAGGATCTTTTGCTTCTTCGGGCATGATTTCCTCTCCGTGTTAAACGGTTAATGCGTGCAAAATATCTTCCGGGTCCTCAATGGTCCCCAATATTTCGTCATCGTTCAGTACGCGTATTTCTCCCCCATCAATGTAGATGCGGGAACCAGCGTAACGTGCAAATAAAACCCAATCTTTTTTCTTGCACCATGGTCCGTTGGGAAACTTATCTTCATCACTATAAGCGTCCGGCCCCATGTCTAGGACCAACCCACAGTTGGTCGCAATTTGAGATTCGGTTACTGTTTTATCAGATAGAATGATTCCACCCTTTGTTTTTTCTTTAGCCTTATAAGGCAGAACAAGAATTCGCCAACCAGTTGGTTTTGGCAGACTCATTTTTTCTAATGGTTTTTTCTTAACTTTCTTTTCTTTTTCTACTTGCTTAATGCGCCGCTCAGCGACGTGTTTCGGTAAAATTAGAGTGTTCATGTTGCTCCTGTTTTTTTAGCAGGTCCGAGAGTTCCTGTTCAATATAATTTAACGTTTCAAGCTGTCCCAGATGATTTTGATAATCATTCCAGTCTTTCACTTGGTTGCTTGTTATTATCTCATTTATCTGGGTCTGTCTACCCCTAATTATCTTAAATATTCTTTCTGCCAGTCTTACTGCATCCATTTATTCCTTCTCTTCAGATTTTGCTTTTGCTTGTCTGGTACCTCCCACATAGAGGCCAAACCATGCGGCTCCCGCTCCCACGATCACAGACACAAAAGCTGACTGCGCGTTCGTAGGTTCTGGCAACTGCATGAACCATTCCGTTGTGCGCCAAAAGGCAACACCGTACAAGGTAATCAGTAAACGCGGAAATATTCTCCACGCGGTTAATCTTTCCGGTGTAATCATTAATAATTATATTTTTTAGCAGATCCTTCTAAAGCTTTTATAAAATCTTCATGCTGTTCCATGATCTCTTCATCAAGGTCTTTCATATCAGCTAATTGGTCTGTCAATTTCTCCACTTGTCTTTCTAATTTTGTAACCTTTTCCGTATTGACTACTTGTTTTGTAGATAAGTCAAAAGTCCTTGTGAGTGTCCACCCACCAAGAGCCATTAGTAATCCCACTAACAGCGTTATGACTTTCTCCATCATTTTTTCTTAAATAATCCTTTAACACCTGGAGCCATTCTCACACCCATGCTGACACTGCAACTTAAATATAAGAGATGCTTATAATAATCCGGCAATTTATGGAGTGCCTCAAAGCCTCGTTCCACGTGCTCCGTCATTCCAGGAATGAAGACCAAAATTGCGGGGATCATCAGGGCAAGCAAAACGAATTCGTCTTTCCAGCTTCCCTTCATTTGTTCCACGGCCGATGCCTCCCAACTGACTTCGCCGGCGATCTGCTGCTGTTTCAACTTAGTATTAGCTTTTATTTCTGTTAACTTATTCTCGGCCTTCGCTTTCTTGGTTTCAATGAAGCCGGAAACCGCTTGCCCGGCAACGCCGAGCAAGGGTTTTAATAATAACTGTAACACGGGACTAAGCTCCCCCGCCTGTCATCTTGTACATGACGAACAGAACAATGACGCAGACAATGCCCGCTTTTATCCAATCTTTCATGGACCAATCGCTCCATTCCTTCAGGTGAGCCCAAAGATCTTTGATGAGTTTCATATATCCTCCTAATGTTCCGTTGAATCCAAATCCATGTCTGGCTCAAATTCAACAGTTTTTACAGGCTTGATCACTTCCTGTAATTTTTCTAATGCTTCTTCTATATCATGTTCGCAATTTGCGCAATCACAAGATGAACATTTTCCTCCATCACTGTGATGACAATTATGGTCGCAATTTTTACAAAGAGACATTAGTGTAATGTTACGTTTTCAAATTTATATGGTTGTTCCATGTTATCCGCAAACAGATGAATCATCAATTGCGTTTGTTCTGGACCTAATTTATTTAAATAGATTGTTTTTGCAACAACCATCAATGAAGCACTAAGTGCCATTGGATCATTTTTATGTTTTTCTGCAAAACGAAAAACATCATCTAATATAGTTTGAGAAGAAGTCATTTGTCTATACTTTTTTTCATTTTTATTTACTATCACGCTTTTTTGCCTGTGCTAAAGCTGTTTCAGACCGCAACATTGCGATATCTTCTTGACTTTGTATCTTTTCTTTATCGATTTTATCCTTTTGTTCAAGTTTTTCCTCTTCAAAACCCAATTTTTCAGCGTCAAGGTCTAATTTTTTCTCTTCAGTGTCCTTGCGTTGCTGTATTTCTTGTGCTCGAAGGTTTAATTCTTGTTGTTTTAGGTCAATTAACGGATCAGAGTCCTTTTGATTAAGATATTCTTGCTCTTCAGCCACTAATTCCTCTGTAATTTCCACAATTCGCTGTGCAACCTGTTTTTCAATCTCCATTTGGAACTGTTGTTGCAATTCTTGTGGTATTTGACCACCAAATTGCGCCGCTTGCTCCTGCATTGCTTGTTGATTTTGCTCCATCACCTCTTCTCGTGCCATAAAGGAGATATGTTCTGATATATGCGACTGTAAAATGCCCATTGTCGGCGGATTATTCGCCACTAAGAAGGAACTCATGAATGCCTGATGCGCGTCAACGTGCGCAGCATGATCCTGACCTTGAAAAGCTTGTAATTTCATCATTTGCAAAGATTTTGAATTTTCCATGGCAGGATCTTCCGGTTGTGGTTGCTGCGGGGGAGGAAGTATCATGTCAATATCTCTAACGCCAAGCGCTTGGTACATTCTTCTATACGCCTCGTGCATATTGTGCATTGGAGGATTAGAAGTTGCCATTTGCAATTGCGTTTGCGCCAGTGTTACGCGCTGTGACATCGAGAATATGTTTGGATCAGAAACAGGTAGAATGTCCACCCGTTCATCGAAATCTTGTTGCTTAATTATTCTGTTGCCGCCTCGTACCGCGTATGGATATTCCGGTGGCAAGCTTTGTGCTAAAACTTTTGCCAGTAACTTGAACTCTATTTTTTGACCATAATGCAAACGCTTGTGTATCGCGTTCATGACCTTTGTTCCGCGTTCCATGATCGCCATGGTCGTTCCCACGGGATTGGCCTGTGAGCCTTCACCCATCTTGTTATCAGCAATCGACGCAAAGCGTCTTCCTGCCTCGACAACAAAGCCTAGTAATTGAAAGAGTGTTGCGCTTGGTTCCTTATATGGAATCAGCATTAGGGATTCACGAATAGCACCTCCCGGTGCATCTACATCCCGGAATTCTCCTGGTTGGAGTGGTTGGTCATCGTCCCGAACTCGCAGCCCTCTCGCTTTAAATCCGGCAGGAAGATTGGACAACGTACCTGCATCAATAAGCTGTCTAAGAGCTGACGTTGCGGTTCTTGATAAACCCCCGAGCATGTGGATAAGGCCAAAGCCATAAAAGCCAAGGCCAGGTAAAAACTTGTAATGGACAAAATAGGAAATCTTTTTGCGAAGGGGATCTTGCTCTTCATAATTGCGGTAGATGGATAGCACTTTTCCCGATCCCTCGTCAATGGTAACAACGTACGGTAATTTAATACCTGTTGGTTCATCATTTGCCATATCTTCAAAACCTGCAATATCCAAGTCACAATGGAATTCGAGTAAAATAATTTCTTCCGCATTAATTGTTTTTTCCGCGCCTTCCAATTTGTCATACGTTTCCTTTGCTTCATTCGGATCCGACGGTTGCATGGAAATGTCGATATCCTTGTACATGCCGCTCACTTGTTTCTTGCGCAACTCATTTCCCATCATTTTCACAACATGAGTAATTCGCTCGCATGATTCCATGTCCGTTGAGACATATGGAATTACCACGTCTTCGGCTGGAACAAATTTTGATACTGCTCTGCCTTTGACTTCGTCGTAATAAACTTTTCTGAACGCGCTTCCCGCCAGTGGCAGGTGGAATAGCATCTGATCAAGTTCCTGGTCATACTCTTCCATGACATAGGAGATCTGATAATTCATGAATTCTTTAACACGCTGAGACTGCTCTTCTATCTCTGGTGTTATTTCACCTACTATTTGTGTTCTAACGGGACCTTCCGCGGGCAACAGTTCCTTGTACGCTTGTGCTTGAAACTGCGTTACCGTCTCCGCTAAAAGCGGATGAGTGACACCAGTTGCACCAGCAAATGGTTTGGAACGGTCCTCATACTTGAATCCCAACAGGTCCAATCCTTCGCTATAGGTTTTCAACCAAGAGC